TACAGTCATAACGTTGTTATTTTTAACAACACTAGGAGATATTAAGATGGAGTCTTTTGAAGTTGTATCAGGAGACACATGCGAGTCTTGGTATCATCACAATGTAAAAGTTGGAGAGAGAAAAAAACGTTTAGTATTTGGTAATCACTACTATCATAAATATAAAGGCAAAGATGTCATTGGATATATTTGTAGTGACAAACCTCCACAATAACCAAACCTATCCCGACAGAGGGAAAAACTAAAATGGGATAGGTATAAAGGTGGGTATGATGTCAAACTATTGACACAATTTGAACACAATGTCAAGTTGTACTCATAGGTTCACATACAAATGAAACTGTAATCTTATCTCTGTTAACCACTTTAGGCCCTATTTCTCTCATTAAATATTTTGTTTCTGTTAATCCTGCCTGGGCACAATCATACCAATTATCAAATACAACTTTGTGTTGAAATTCTGGCATGCATTCTCCGTAGACTGCAGAACACACCTTTATCATCATTAAAAATTTTATCATTGACAATCCTATGTGAAAATCCTATAAATTGGTGTATGACAGATACAACTAAATACAGAAACGTTTCATTATCACACTCAACATATAAGAAATTAGAAACATTAGCTAGAAATATTGTTCCTGATGTCACTTTGTCCATTTCAAAAACTATTGAGGTGATGGCGAGCGAGAAAACGAGAAAGTTAAATGGGAAAGCACAAGGCTCCATTTCTAAATAACGAAGTCCTTTCGTTAATAGAGAATAACAAAACTCCAGAGCAAAGACTTTGGATTGGTGTTCTAGCACAAGCATTCAGCGATGCATTTAAATCTACAGACGAACGAGCAGCTATGGACGCGCTACGTTGGATCAGACACGGACAAGACTTTAATTATGTTTGTCATTTGGCTGGTCGTAATGGTGACTATATCAAAGCTAGAATGTTAGACAAAGTTGTTGAGAGAGAATCCTCTATCATCATGAAAAGATTTCACAATCAAAAAGGACTCGATAACGTTATCAAATTAAAGATAGAACAAAAACAAAAAGAAATATCAGAACAACCAAAGAAAAAAAGAAAGAATTGGAAAAACGTAGCTGATTTTAATTGGCTGCCTAAGTATGGACACGATTATGTCGACAGGTAAAAAGATATGTCCCGAATGCAAAGGCAATGGCCATTTAAGAACAGAGATGAATACAATAGTCCAGTGTTTAAATTGCTGGTCGGAAGGAGAGATAGATGAAAAAATTTGGGTTAGGGATTATACTCCTATTGTGGCTGACGAGTTGCAGTCAAGTAGAAAAGACGATTGATAAAGTTTGGTGGGATCCAGTCAAAGGTGTTTTTAGAATAACCTATGGCATCGTTAAGTGAAACTATGGCATATCTTGCTGGTCTATTTGATGGTGAAGGTTGCATCACTTACAAGCAACGCACCGAACATAGAAAAGGAAAGCCCAAGGCCTACAAGTACTGGAACATACGAATTGAGATAAATATGACGAGTAGAGAAACGATAGCTTTTGTTATGAGAACGTTTAAATGTGGAGCTTTAGATTACAGACCTCCTTACCCGCACCAGAATCACGGCCAATATAGATGGAGATGTAGTCATCAAGACGCGTGGGAAGTAGCTAGAGCTTTGGTGCCTTTTTCGATAACTAAGAAAGACAAATTACAACAAATCGTAAACCATTATGAGAATAACTAAAATGACAAAAGCTAAGATACAAAGAGATTATTTTTTTGTAGAGGGTGATTTAGATATCAACTGTGCGTATTTTATAAAAGAGATTGAAAAAGGTTCTAACCAAAACGACAATGCTAATTATAAAACTAACGTAAAAGGGAAGATGACCTCTCCATATTATTTCATGAGAGATGAAGAGTTTGTAAAAATACTACAGCCCATATTGGACTTTATAGATGAAAATATTAAAAACGCTCCGCCTTATGGTTTAGAGTCTGCGTGGGGATATAGAGAGGGTTTTGGAGAATACACACGAGAACATGATCATGCAAGTTGTTGGTTGTCAGGTGTTATCTATTTAAATAAGCACCACCAAAAATTAATGTTTCCTGAAATAAAAAAAGAGGTTGCCCCAAGAGAGGGGAACTTTATCTTATTCTCGCCATTTTTATTACATAAGACTAAACGAAATACTAAAAAAGATTTTAAGTATGGACTAGCTTTTAACTTTACATCAGATAGAGTCTTTGACAATTTAACCACATGAAAACAATACCTGATCTAATAACTGATATAAAAAGACTTTGGAAGAAAACCAAGGATCCGTGGTTCGCGTTTCTTGAACACTGGTCCAGTAAAATAAACGTGTATGCGTGGAATAAAAGATGGCGGAACAGGAAACACGGAACAGGGTACAGCTACCCGGAGGATGACCAACAGTGATGCGTTTTACTTACAAGGTTAGAGAGATTAGTAAGGACGATAATGACGTTGAAGATATTGTAGATCTTGGAGAAGCTGAGATTATGGAAGCCATGTCGTTTAAAAAATTAAGAGCTAAACTAGACCATAAGAAAAAATACTTTGTCGAATATAAAAATAAAAAGAATAATTTTGTATCGACTATAACAACTGGAAAGGAACCAAAATGATAAAAAAGATGATAGTAAGACTTAGAATGTGGTACGCGGATGTACGCGGCCATCACGGTAAACGTTGGGACTATGAACCTGGCGACTGGTACATGGGAAGACATAAAACTAGAACATCAGGACCAGGTAAAGATATACCTACTAAATCGGGGCCGCCTAGATGATAAAGAAGGTCGATCGATACAGCTACGCCCACGGAACACGGTACATGGATAACGGCTCACGGAACTATGATATCGCTGGATACAGATTACCATCCGTCACAACTATTCTTGGTAAGACACACCCACCAGAAAAAGCAAAGAAGTTAGCTGAGTGGAGAGCTAGGAAAGGTGACAAAGAAGCAGACAAGATTATGAATATGTCTAGTGTCAGAGGTACGTCAATGCATAGATACTTAGAATACTATCTAGAAGGCAAGGGCTACGAGGACATGACTGAGTTTGGACAGCAGGCAAAAAGTATGGCTAGGAAGGTCATAGACGTCGGTATGGCGCCAGTGGACGAATATTACGGCTCTGAGGTCACATTATACTATCCAGGCCTCTATGCGGGCGCTACAGACTTAGTTTGCCGACACAACAACAAAGAGACAATCGTTGACTTTAAACAATCAAACAGACCGAAGAGAGAAGAATGGATTGGAGATTACAAGCTGCAAGCTGGTGCATATGCCATGGCGCATGACCATGTTTATGGCTCTAACATTGAACAATGTGTAATAATGATATGTACTCCTGACCTATATTATCAAGAATTCAAGATTGACGGGCTTAATTTACGTAAAGCAAAACACGATTTTTTAAAAAGACTCGATGAGTATTACGAGCAAGATGAAAAGGAGGTTAATCTGTATGGCGCATAAAATAATATACGATGCTCTTATAAAAAAATACACTGCAGACATTGCTGATGCCAGCACCAAGATAACCATCTTGATGACAAGCACTAGAATCATACCTGAGCATACTGATATCACTGGTGAGATTGACAAGCTGTTAGGTAAGATAGAAGAGGCAGAATCAAGAATGGCAATATTGCAGCGAATATATGGCGAAAATGAGGCAATTAATTAGACACTATAGTAAATTCTATAGGATTTTTAATTTAAAAAATTTTTTAAAACTTAAAACGTCCAGTATAAAACGTCCAAATGGTTAAAAAAGTCAATAAATACGTCAAGTTAATCGCTCGTAGAGGACGTTTTAGGGTTTTGTAAAAGCAAAAAACCCTATAAAAATTACTATATGGTGGACGTTGGTGGACGTTTTAGGGTACAAAAGGACGTTTTATGAGACGAAAGAAGAGATATAAACATGCTGTTATTAACAAGAAGAAGTATTACTTCTACAAAATTGTTTGGTTGGATCCGTGCGGAGACGCGGGGCATGCGGACATAGATGAGATGAAAAAATTATTGCCAGCTACAATGATTTCGCAGGCATACATCTTTGCTAAAGATAAAAAACATGTGTGGACATTTTCTTCTTACGATGCTGATGCGGCTGTCTTCTCTGATCGTAACTGTTTCCCTAGATCTATTATTGTTAAGATGGAAAGAATTATTTCGTAATTTCTTTTGGTTTGGGTGTAACGTTCTTTACTACTTTCTCCCAGTCCTTTTCTATTTGTGCTAACTCGTCATCTATCTGAGACTCTGTCATCTCTTCTAGCTTACCTGTTTTGATTATCTTTCTTTCTATGTAAAGACCAGCTGCTTTACCTCTAGCTATCTCCATATTGCCAGCAGTAGAAAAAGAGTTTTTAGATAGTGCTCTTTCTTTGATTCTGTCTAGTTCTGCTAGGTGTCCTTCGTAAGTGACAGCATGTTTTGACAGTCTTTCTTCTCTAAGTTCTGATGCGTATTGCACAGCCAAAGGGTTTTGTCTTGGATTAGTTAATTCATACCCCTCTTGTCTAGCCCTCTTTTCACTGTATCCAGCCAGAGCTGCTGCCTCTGTTTTAGTCACAGGTCCATTGGGTCCGCCGAATACAAGGTATTCGCAGAATTTCTTTTGCATTTCTGTCAATCGCTTTGGAAGTCCCATATTGACAATTTAAGGTTACTCTCCTATAATGTCAAGTAAATGGTGACATCAAATAAAGATGCGGCAAAGATCTGGAAGATGATAGAGGAAGCTAAAAGTTCCAATAATACACCAGATAGAGGCCCAAACGATTTAGAAGAGAGAATAGAAGACTTGATGAAGATAGAATTATCTCATCGTAATTTAAACGCCGAGTTAAGAAAAGAAGTTAGATACCAAACAGATCAGGCTAAGTTCTACAAAATAAAAGCAGAACAGTTGGAGAAGGAAAACAAAGAGCTCAGGAGAATGGGTGCTAGCTTTATTGATGAGCATAGAAACAAAGGCAACATCTAATGTTTGTTAAACATCTCCAACAGTATTTAGATAGGTTTACAGAGGGACCAAAAGGCAGCAAAGGTAATGCTGTAAGCAACGCCAGGATATATGTTCACGTCAATGGACACCTTGAAGAGATCAAAAGAATAGAAGTTCAAGAGAGTAATATTATTGGAGATTCATCTATAAGAGTGGTTTTGAAACCTCAAAGAGAGCGTCTCATAATAGCTCCAAATAACCCAGATTAGAATGCAATTGTAACCTCGAAAATGTACCCGGTCAGAGAGGCGGATTTATATCAAAAAGTAAGAAAGAAAACTCCCGATATTATTTGGAATAGGATTGAAAACATTAGCGTTCCTGGTATGCCAGATGCGTTGGCTTACAACAAAAATCATTATTTCTTTACGGTCGAATTCAAGGCTACTAAAGGTTACAAATTAAGATTTAGACCACATCAAATTGCATGGCATTTACAGCATCCTAAACACACTTTCATACTTGCAAAGAGCCACGGTCAGAGGTCCGTAAAACTTTTTCAAGGATCACAGATCCGGGAGCTTGTGACTTCGGGCTTGACGCTTGATGCTTGTGCCTCGGGGCTTGACGCTTGCTGCTTGTTCCTTTCGGAGCTTGGCGCTTGAAGCTTGACGCTTGGCGCTTTGGAGTCCAGACACGTCCACAGAAAAATTATTCGCGACCCAGGTTTTCTTAGTGCTTGCCATAACTAACGTTTTTTATAGCTGGGTCCCAGCAACTTCGACAGTCCTTGCATTCGTTGCCTTGCAATGGTGCAGGGCACGTGGGCCCTGAAGTGACAACCGTTGAAGTGTTGGGCCATGTTTCAGGGGCCGGCATATCTACCATTGGAGCCGAAAACCGGATAACCAGGTTACTCGGTTTTAATTTGAGGAAGGTTTTCACCCAGGCTTCCCGCGTCGGCATCCAATGTTTAACGTTAGGCGTTAACTTACAAACCGCGAATATTTTAAATAAATGTTCCTTGTCTTGCACGTCTCCCGAATCGTGCCATCTAAAATAATTAGATCTTTTTGATTTGATAGCCTCAACCATGGCCGGTATCCATGAAGCTTTTTTAATAGATCTCAGGCGCCTATACTGTGCAGCCTGGACAACTTTAAAAACATAACAACCCTTCAGGGCGTAGCAGCCTTCACAAACTGAGTTCTTAACTTTTACTAATTTACTTCCGGTCTTACATTCTTTTGCAGGTAGACCGTAGGCCCATCCTGGCATCTTGCTGGGCTTGCTTAGGCCTCCGATGATTTTTAATGCTCGTTTACTTTTCATAATTCTTTATACCTTCCAATTGTGTCCAGCTTGTGGCTTGGCGCCTGCTAGTTTGTAGTTTTGCTGCCCAGCGCCAGGTCACTTGTTGCTTGGTCAAGCTTCAAGTGCACGGTACGTCGGCTTCAACGCCTTCACCTCCATTGTCAAACTTGACCCCAGGTCCGAGTGCTCCAAAAGTTCCTTGCACTAAGGGGCTAGCCATGTTCGGACCAGGGCTCAAGCTTAGTTGCAGGTGAGTAGTAGTTATCTTTCAATAACCAAGAACCAGAGCGACTGGCTCCAAGCCATCACCTACTACAACTAAACTAGGGTCAGTTATTATCATGGCTCATGACCCAGGAGCCGTTGTCCGTTCAAGACCTCCAGAGGTATCTCGAGAACGAACAAGATTAATATATACACTTGACAAGTATTTGTCAATAGGATAATGTAGGATTATTAACGGAAGGATAAACAATGCCAAAAGGTATGACAAAATATCAACTGGAACATTTTAAGTCTAAGGTAAGACGGAACTTTGGACCATTGATAGAAGAACAAGAACTGTTGGTGAAACAGTACAGGGCGGAAGCAACTGAAAAGATTGTCGGCAAGCTAGCCAAAAAAATGGGCGCTGATAAAATCTTAAATGAATTCAGGAAGGCGGAAGCTCAATTAACTAAGGTGAGAGACAAGGCCCGAACCTTCTTCAAGAAGAAGGCGGAAGCAAGTCAAGAGAAGAAGGATAATTTTAATACTTATCGTTTTGATAAGGATGAGAAGTTGTCTCTTGATGATTGCGAAGAACAATTAAAAGACTGGGCAAGAGCACTCGTTGATGCTGAAATAAGAAGAAGGCCCGAAGGTAAGAAGCTCAAACAGCTTGAGGATTTACAGCGAAGGTCAATTGATACAGTCATGGAAGCTGGAACGCCTGATGAGTTGTTGAGGGCGCTTGATGCTGAGACTAAAAAAATCGGGATCGCTTGGGTTGTACCAACTCACAATATAAAACAAATCACCAACTAAATAAAAAGAGCCCAGCGCCTCACGGCGCTGGGCTCAATCTTTTTTAATCTAACAGTGTCATATATGCACTAGGATTTAACCTACTAAACTTATCTAATCCAGATTGCATAGTTTTATAATCCTCATTAACCTCTGCCAATTTTATTTGATCGTATAAAATTGCTTCCTCATTAGTTAACATTTCAGATTGACCTGAAAACGGATTTGTTCTTTTATATTTTCTCATCTAGTTTATACCTCCCTCATATTTTATTTTTGCTTCGCCTACAGCCATGCGCCATGCATCTTGATCCAAGTCCCAATATATTAAACATGGGTTGCCTTTAGATGAAACAAAAGACTTGCCCTTTGTTCCGTCAGGTTTATCAAACCAACCTTTACGAGTGATAAACTTTTGATGTTTCCTAGCGTAATAAGTTATATAGAAATTATTTTTTGTCATTTAATCTCTTTTCTAACTCTAGGACTCTTGTTGCTAATAAATTAAGATTGTTTGTGTTTGTCTCAACAACCTTGCCTAACTTTAAGATGTTTTGTGCATTTGTTCCAACCATCTCTGCTAATTTTTTAGCCATCTTGTAGAGATTGATTGTGTCTTTTACGTCGTACATTTTGCTCCTTTGTTGCTCCTATTTTATCATGGATATTATTTGATTACAATAAACTCTATGTCCATAATGGGTCGGCGCCCTTCGGGCGCTGTGAACACTACATCTTGTGTCAAGGAACTGTGTGTTCAAAATGGGTCGCGCCTTGGAACTAGGTGTCCATTTTGGGTCGGCCCCCCTTCGGGGGGCCGTTTACCTTTTGTTCTAACTAAGTGTCCATTTTGGGTTTTCTTGCGCACAAAACCAGAACGCACGGAGAACGAAACAGGGCCGCCCTGCGGGCGGCCCAGGGGTCCCAAACAAATTCCAAAAATCAATTATTAGTTGTACCCCACCCACCCTAATTACAAAAAGGGGTCCCACTACTACAGGTTGTAGTGCTGGATTTATAAAGTTATTCATGCTAAAAACTTTTTGGTGCCATGCTAACAAACGAACAGATAAAAAAATTACCTGCAGACGTAAGACGTCGATACAAAGCTTTAAAAGTTAAAAAGAAAAGAGTTTCAATAAAAAATAATGCCAACGAAAACTTTCTAGCATTCGTAAAAACTATGTGGCCAGACTTCGTACAGGGGTCCCACCACCGACATATTTCTGACAAGTTTGACAAGCTGGCACGAGGCGAAATCACAAGATTAATTGTAAACATGCCACCTAGGCATACAAAATCTGAATTTGCATCTTATCTTTTGCCAGCGTGGATGGTGGGCCGTGATCCAAAGCTCAAGATCATCCAAGCAACCCACACGGCAGAACTTGCATTTAGATTTGGTCGTAAAACAAAAAACTTAATCGATACAGAAGAATATCAAAAAATTTTTAAAACAACTTTACAAGAAGATTCAAAAGCAGCAGGACGTTGGGAAACTTCGGCAGGAGGAGAATACTTCGCGGCTGGTGTAGGGGGAGCTATTACAGGACGAGGCGCTGATCTACTTATCATTGACGATCCACATTCTGAACAAGACGCTATGTCGAGAACAGCTTTAGACTCCGCTTACGAATGGTATACATCAGGACCAAGACAACGTTTACAGCCTGGTGGTAAAATAGTTTTAGTGATGACGAGATGGTCTACTCGAGATCTCACAGGAAGATTAATTAATAATCAAAAAGAACCAAAGTCTGATCAATGGCACGTGGTCGAATTTCCAGCGATCATGGACCACGAACCAGTGTGGCCACAGTATTGGACTATAGAAGAATTAGAAAAGGTACAAGCCTCTCTACCTGCAGGTAAATGGAATGCACAATGGATGCAGAATCCTGTAGCAGAGCAAGGGGCTCTAATTAAACGTGATTGGTGGAACATGTATCAAGGCAAAGAGGTCCCACAATTAAGCTACGTTTTACAATCTTACGATACCGCCTTCTCCAAAAAAGAGACGGCCGACTTTTCAGCCATAACCACCTGGGGTTTATTCTATCCATACGAAGACTCGCTACCCAATATTATCTTATTAGACGCTGTAAAAGATAGATTTGACTTTCCAGAACTTAGAAGACAAGCCTTGCAACAATATCATCATTGGAAACCTGATATGGTTGTGATTGAGGCAAAGGCATCTGGACAGCCTTTGATCGACGAGTTTAGAAAATTATACATACCCGTTTTCGCCTTTACTCCGTCCAAAGGAAATGATAAACATTCTAGAGTAAACAGCGTGGCTCCTCTTTTTGAGTCAGGGATAGTTTGGGCACCCGATAGAGACTTTGCTGAGGAGGTCGTTGAACAATGCGCCGCGTTTCCTTATGGGGATCACGACGACCTTGTAGACTGTACAACACAGGCTTTACTAAGATTTAGGCAGAGTGGTTTATTACAACACCCTGAAGATTACATAGAGGAGACAACAGCAACTAGGCCCAGAACTTATTATTGATTATGCCAAGTTTATTTAAAGAAATATTTCAACAAGTATTTAGAAGATTCGTAAAAGACAGAGGTAGATTTCCAACACCAGCAGAAAGAGATGTGCTCCAAGACATAGCTCAAAAAGAAGCTAGAAAACAAGCCGAGATGATAGATCCTGTTTTCAAAGGCGTAGACAAGATGGATCCTGACAAACCTTTTAGAGGTTTCAAACCAAAGGTAGTTCCTAAAGAAGGTGAGCTATCTGTAACTATCAAAGGTCAAACTAAAAACATGACACCTGAAGGTATTATGGATTTTTTAATGCGTAAAGGTAAAGCAAAAGATACTAACATTGGTAAGGCTCCTAAAACCAAACCTAAAGACATTGATCAAGAAATAAGAGATTTAGTTAAAGCAGACGAAGCCGCAATGGAAAGAGCAGAGGATTTTAAATCTTTCTCAAACAGAATTAAAAGCATGTCTTTAGAGCAAAGAGCTGCAGAGCGAGCAAAAGATTTAGGTATATCACTTGAAGACGCTTTAACGATAGAGAGAATGAAAAAACAAAACAAAGAAGCTGCTGCAAGACTTAGAAAGAAAAAACAAGACAGAGAAGATTTTAGTATTGGTGGTGGTGTGATGAAAATTATTAAAGCTCTTGCTGAAAAAAGTCCTCTACAAAGATATAAAGATTATTTGGCAAGTGTAAAACGAAGAGCACAAACAGAACCAGAAAAACTAGCTCCTGAACTAGGTGCAGTCGCAGGTGGTGGTATTCTCGTTAACAGACAAATGAAAAGAATTTTAGAAGAGATGAAAGAGCAGGATAAAGAAATTAACTTAGAAAATTTTAAACAAGAATTAGAAAACGATCCTTTTTATCAGGAGCGTCCTGAACTTAAAGATAAAGTTTTAGAAAAATACGTAGAGACTATGTTTGGTGAAGAAAAAGCAAATGGTGGTCGAATAGGTTTTAGTGGTGGCGGCGCAGGTTTACCTGCTGCTACAGGCGGACAATCAGTTTTTATAGGTCCAACTTTACCTGAAGAAGAAGACGAAGAAGAAATTGTCGTACAAGACCCTGGTCAAGCAGAGGAAATTCCAATGCCAATGTTTGGTAATTTTGAAACCAACGACCCTAAAGAAGCTGCTAAACGTATTTTAATGGAATACAGTCAAAGATTTGGTGCAGGACAACAAAGTGCACCTCTTCCAGGTGGAATAAATTTATTAACTGGTATGGGAGCAGGTAGAACAATGGATATTGGTCTAGGTATGCAAAAAGGAAATTTTAGTGGGGGCATAGGTTCTCTTGGTGGCAATGTTTCTGCAGGGATAAATTATACAAGATCTTTTGAAGAAGGTGGTCCGGTTGATCCAGACAGAAGAACGTTTGTAAAAATTTTAGGAGGACTTGCATCTATTCCTATTCTTGGAAAATTTGTGGCACCTTTAAAACAAGCAGCACCTGTTGTAGCTGAAACAGCCAAAGAAGTTCCAGCTTATTTTTTTAAACTTGTAGATAAAATTAGAAGACTGGGTGATGATGCACCAGGACTTACAAGTATCGAAAGAGAAAGTGGTAAGAGATATAAAAATTATGAGATGGTAGAAGATCAAACTACTGGAGATATTATTATCAAAAAACAAAAACAAGGTAGCACTATGGTAGGTGATGACATGGTTGAAGGAACAATGTCAGAAGAAGTGCTAGCTTACAGAACACCAAAGAATACTCCAGAGGGTAGACTGTCAGCAGACTACGAAGAGATTACAGTAAAACCAGATTTCGAAGGTAAGATGAGAGATGTCGAAGATGGTTTAGATTCTATAAATGAAATTCTAGAAGAAGTTGGAGAGACTCAACTTAAAAAAGCAGGTGGTGGGCTAGCATATATGCTAGGAGAATAATGAAAATAAAACATTACAACGATGCAATCGATTGGCTCACTCGCCCTAAATTTAACGGCGGTGGTTCTGTAAAAAACAAAGAAGTCCTACCTAAAAGAAAACCAGAAGAAGAACTTAAGAAAAGAAAAAAGAAAAGATTTGAAAAACTTAAAGAGTATTTAGAAAACCCAGAAGAGGTAGAAGAAATGTTAGAGCTACAAGATGGTGGAGCTGTCAGAGAAAACATATCTCCAATGAAAAGTGGTAGTGGGAATATTATTGGATACAGGGTTAGATCAAGGAAACAGGGTATAGAAAAATTTTTTTCAACATCTCAATATGGTTCACTTGAAGAAGCTTTAAATGCAGCAAAACAATTTAGAAAAGAAAAATTAGGTATGACCCTAACAAACGAGGATTATTTAAAATTAAGAAATGCAAATAAAAATTTATCTGCCAAAGAGTTTGCTGATTTTTTAAATAAAAGTCCTGAGGGTTATAAACCAAAAAAAGGAGATAAGTTCACTAAAATTGGAGTAAAACAAAGAGACCAAAAAGTAGATTTTAAAACAACACGAAAAGTTGAAAAAAAAATAGTTGATCAAAACATAAAAGATGAAATCTACAAAAAGTATTTAAAATCGGTTAAAGAAGGTAAACGAGAGGGATCAATAATAGGATTAGGTAGAGAATATTTTCCTGGTGAAACTAAGGATTCTCAACAAAAAGCAGTGCAAAGAATTTTAAAAGAAAAAGGAGAGGATATAACCAAGTTTAAAAAAACAGGACCGGGCACAGGCACTACAGCTACAAAAAAAACAAGAACCGAAAAATTAATTAAAGGTAAAAAGTTTGCTGGAAGTGAAGCAGGGCAATTGTCTGATGAAATTTTTTTAGACATAAAAGCTATGAATGACAAAGTTAAAAACATGTCACTTGAAGATATAGCTGCTAATAAAAAATATATTCAATCTATGAGATTAAATGCATCAATGGAAAATTTATCTAAAGGTGTGCTTGCATTTGATAAATATAAGGATCTTACAGATTTAGAGGTAGCACAAAAAATTAAAGAAAGGGCCGCTGCTAACAAATTTTTTGACATTGAACATATTTCTGGTGTTAAAGGTGGGAAAAGAAATATTTATTTTCCAAACAATTTGCAGATGGCCACAGGAAATATTGGCTCCTTTATGGACAACTTTAAAAGAATTCCAGTTGAACAACCTAATAATCAAGTTATTAATCAGATAGATAATTTTTTGTCTTCATATAATTTAACTGTAAGAGACGCTAAAAATAATATTAGATTAGGAAATAAAAAAGTAATTGAAGTCACTGATGGAGTATCTAATATTGTTGCAGATAATTTTAAAGCGGTTAACACTCCATTTGAAAAACAAACCGTGGTTAAACCAACACCATCAAAATCAGTTACAAAACAAACTATTGTTAAAACAGGAGAATTAGCAAAAAATGTTACACAACTAAACGCCAAGCTTCCAATAATATCTACTATGTACGATGTAGCAAAATCTATTCCTGGTGATATAGGAAAAGCAAAATACTTATCAGCTGGTTTTAAAACTTTAGGTTTAGCTGTTGCCCCTTATGTTGCTTACACAACTTATCAAGATGTTATGGCAGGGAAAAATTTAGTTGAAGCACTAGAAAGAAATATAATTGGTACAGATATTATAGGTGGCACAAAAGATATTTTAGCCATGACTCCAGAAGAAAGAGAAGCTAGAGCAAAAGTTAAACAAGAGCAAATAGCAGAATTAAATATAGACATGCCTACAGGTTTTGGTTTTATAGAAGCACCACCTGTACAAACAGATATGGCTTTAGAAGAAGCAAAACAAAAACTTGATGCTGCTAAACAAAGAGTTGCAAAAGAAAGAGCTGAAGATGAAGCTGGTGTTGCAGCTATAAGAAGACAAGCTCTTGATAAAGTGATAGATGCTGCTACTGGTAACAGAACAACAGCTATGAAATTAGCCGGTGGTGGACTATTAAAGCAAGCAGGTAAACGATCTGGGCCACCCCCTGAAAAGGGACCAGGAGGCTTGGCTTCGTTAGAAGACTATGCTAGAACAATGATGGAGTAATAAATGGCAGATATAGAAAAAGGACTCCCGACTGAAGTACGTACTGAGATTAAAGTCCCAGGCGAGGATATTGAAGTCAAAGAGGAGATTCAAGAAAAAGGACCAATAGAAGTTACACCCGAAGAAGACGGCGGTGCAACGATTGATTTTGAACCAGGTTCAATAAACATACCTGGCACAGAATCTCATTTTGACAATTTAGCAGATCTCTTACCTGATGATGTTTTAGGACCACTCGGTAGTGAACTAAAAGCAGATTACATGGACTACAAGATGTCCAGAAAAGATTGGGAGAAAAGTTATACAGATGGTCTTGACTTATTAGGTTTCAAATATGAAAATAGAACGGAACCGTTTCAAGGAGCTTCTGGTGCAACGCACCCTGTGTTGGCAGAAGCTGTTACACAGTTTCAAGCCACAGCATACAAAGAGTTATTACCAAGTGACGGTCCAGTAAGAACACAAGTTTTAGGAGATGCAACTCCACCAAAACAACAACAAGCTCAACGTGTAAAAGATTTCATGAACTATCAGATTATGGATCAGATGAAAGAGTATGAGCCAGAGTTTGATTCTATGTTGTTTCACTTACCTCTTGCAGGTTCTACATTTAAAAAAGTTTACTACGATGATTTACTAGGCAGAGCAGTTTCTAAATTTATACCTGCTGATGATCTAATCGTGCCTTACACAGCAAACAGTTTAGAAGAAGCAGAGTCTATTATTCACGTTATAAAAATATCTGAAAACGATTTAAGAAAACAACAAGTTGGTGGTTTTTATTCTGATATAGATTTACCAAAACCAACTATCACAGTTAACGACGAAGTTTCTAAAAAAGAAAAAGAATTAGAAGGCACTAAAAAATCTGGAAAACAACAAACGATGTATACTCTTTTAGAGTGTCACGTAGATCTAGATTTAGAAGGCTTCGAAGATATTGGTGCGGACGGGGAACCGACTGGCATCAAGCTACCTTACATCGTAACAGTCGAGGAAGGTAGTCAAACAGTTCTTTCGATAAGAAGGAACTACGCGCCCAATGACCCAAGAAAACAAAGAGTCCAATACTTTGTCCACTTCAAATTTCTGCCAGGACTAGGATTCTATGGTTTCGGGTTAATACATATGATTGGCGGATTGAGTAGAACTGCAACAGTTGCTCTCCGCCAATTATTAGATGCAGGGACATTATCTAATTTACCTGCAGGATTTAAACAAAGAGGTGTAAGAGTTAGAGACGAAGCATCACCAATACAACCAGG